TATACGCTTGGCAACTATGAAACCGGCAAGACGTGCCCGAATATATCTACGGTCAAGAAGATGGAAACATTATACGACATAGAATATAAGGACATTATTTTTTTACCCTGCAATAACCCTTAAAGGGTAATAGCTCTTCACAAAAGAAAGGAGGACAAGTAATTGACAGACACTAGAGATAAAACGGTATATGCCATTCAGTGCAGAAACACAAAGCGGTTATACATAGGATGTACTGCGGATGTTGAGACGCGAATAAGAACACACTTTAGCGAACTTCAAAGGGGATTAAAAACAAAAAGCAATGGAAAGGGAAAGAGAATCAATTCACCTTGGCAAGAAGATTTTATCTGTTACGGCGTTGACAATTTTGATGTATTTATTATCGAAGAAAACATAGCGGCAGATAAAAGCCAAGAGCGCGAAAGTTACTATATTTGTTTATACGGCACGACTGACGAGAAACGCGGATATAACACACGCGGCGTTCCCAGGCAACCGCTTAGGCTTATCCGTGGAATGCCTTCCCACAGCTTCTAACGGAATCACGCAGGACGCGATTGACCGGTTTATGCAGAAGTACAGCACAAGCCAAGACATTACATAAGAAGGGAGAACAAGAATGTTTTATAAAAACCTCAAGAAACAAGTTGCTTTCTGGATGAGATATTCAGACTTCAAACTAAAGGCAATGGAAGAACGAATGTCTGATATGGATAGAAAGATTGAACAGCTATCTAAAAATACTATTCAAAATATTCCAAAGCAATGAAGCGGAGGCAAGCGCTGTCGGCAAAATCCATTTCCACGCCTGTTTTCTGCTTTCCTCCACCACGGCGTCTCCCTTTGCCAGCGAAGCATATTTAGTATCAAAACCAGTCTGATAAGGAACCTTGTCAAGCATTAAAAGAGAACCATCGGCGTTTTCCCCTCCAATATATTTTTCCTGCACCATTTGAATCAATAACCAGCCAGTATCATCGTCGCCAAATTTGGTTCTAATATCCCCTTCGGTTATTTCCGGGTGCCTGTATATATGCTTTAAAATTCGATAATTGCGTTTACACCAATCCATCAAAATCACCTTCCTTCGACCACATAATACCATTTATGTCAAAGGAAGGCAAGAAGAAAGGACAGGATATGCCAGAAAAAGAATTATTCCATGAACACCTTGAAAGCCTTTATAAATATTTTGGAAAGGGTGCGGTATTTACAAACCTCACACAAGCGTCCAAGTATTGCGGCATTGACACTAGAACATTGCAGGCAGACAAGACGTTCCCAATTAAAAAGATGGGTGGCCGCTACAAGGTTTCAATAATCAATTTAGCAAGGTGGCTGGCATGACATACACCTACATATGCCCCCGCTGTGGCAGAAGAACCCACGCATTAGCGCCAATTACATCCTGTGTTTACTGCGACAGGCCGCTTGTGGACGAGATCATCCGCAATATAACGAAAATCAAAAATGAGAAGGAGCAAAAGGAAAATGAAACTGTATAGGGCGGTATGCGTCATCTTAGTTTTATCTGCCATATTTTGCTGTGGCTGGTGCTGTGGACAAGCTGTAGAGGATGCAAGGGGGGCGGTGATAATGCAAAAATGACTTTTATAGACATGTTCTGCGGCATGGGAACAATCCGTATGGGGTTTGAGCAGGCAGGACACGAATGTGTTTATTCGGTTGAATGGGACAAGCACAAACGAAAGATATATGAGGTGATATTTGGAAATGAACCAGAGGGCAGAGACATTACCGCAGTACGAGCAGATGACCTTCCACATGCCGATTGCTGGGCTTTTGGAGCGCCATGTCAGGACTTCTCAATTGCTGGACCCAGAAGCGGAATGGACGGCGACCGCTCAAGCCTTGTGCGAGAAGTATTTAGACTCGTCAGGGAAACTCCGGAAGAACATAGACCCGAATGGCTGCTCTATGAAAATGTTAAGGGAATGCTGTCATCAAATAAAGGGCTTGACTACCTCGAAATACTCTTTGAAATGGCCTCACTCGGGTACGATATCCAGTACCAGTTACTTAATTCAAAAGACTTCGGAGTGCCGCAAAACAGGGAGCGTGTGTACACTCTCGGACATTCTCGAAGATTCAGCCCCAGAAAAGTATTTCCTATCGGCGGACAAAGTAACGAATATTCTACAGTCGGCAAGTCAACAGAAACCGCAGTTGCTCGAACTCTGACGGGTGGAGGGCATAGCGGAGGAAATCATAGCGGGATGACGATTTTGCAGGTGAAACAAATTTACGGAACGGCAGCAGAACCAAACCCAAGCGGTGGGCGTGTATATTCGACAGACGGAATCATGAGGACTTTAGGCGCTGGTCACGGAATGAGCCAGCCGATAATAGAAGAACCCCGTGCCTGTCTAACTCCTGACCGATTAGAAAAACGACAAAACGGCAGACGATTCAAAGAACCAGACGAGCCGATGTTCACGCTGACAAAGCAGGATATACACGGAGTAAAACAAGGATTCCGTATTCGCCGTCTCACGCCCCGAGAATGTATGCGACTACAGGGCGTACCGGACTACACAACCGGCAAACTCGTATCCGCAGGAATCAGCGATACGCAATTATACCGCGCTGCTGGAGACGCTTGCACAGTAAATGTAATTTATGAAATAGCAAAAGCAATCGGAAAATGTGAAAAGGAGGTTGAAAATGTTTAGTGAAACCCGCGTATGTATAGTCTGCAAGAAAACATTTGAGGCGCACCATCCCAACCAGCTAATGTGTTCTGAACAATGCAAGTGGGTACGATTACGGACGCGGCAACGCGGATATTGGGCGGAGGGTAAGCCGTACACAAAGAAACAACACTCCAAGCCAGAGGCAGAAAAGAAAATACATACTTTATGTGAATCAATCTTTATTGTCGCATGGAAAGCAAAGAAAGCCGGATTAAGTTATGGACAGTATGTTGCAACGCATTAAAAGAGCCGCCTCAGATTGCAGTCTGAAAGCGGCGCAGGGGTGGAACTATGGTTAATAAAATATGTAAGGGTTGTTTAGATGCGCTGATTTATACGGGCCGCGATAAAGTTAAGAGATGTGCCTGTCAGAGTATGGCTCGCTATCATTTATCAAATAGCAAGATAGTTATTGCAAAGATGAACAACTGTAAACATAAAAGGGCTTGTACTACATGCAGTATACCCGAAAGGAGGCCGGATTGTCAATGATAATTTGCCACAACTGCTATGAATTGTTCCCCGAAGAAGGAAATCGGCGCGATGAAGATAAGCTTATTGGTGCTTATAGGTGTCCGTGGTGCGGCGAAACGGATGATATTTCACGTGCTGTCACATGTCGCGGATGTGGCGAAGATACTGACCCTGACACGCTGGTTTCCGGCTTTTGCCCCAAATGCAAGGGTGAAACAATGCACCGATATTATCAGGCAATGGCGGCATTTACGGAGGCCGAAAGGGAACTGATAACTGAAGTTAAGGAAGGTGAGTACGCATGAAGGATTTCAAGGGTGGCGTTGCATATTACACCACAAAAGCAGCAGTAATTCAGGTGCATTTTCCAGAAGATGATGTGTGTTGCTTCCATTGCCAAATGCGGTATAGGGACAGCTCAGATCGGCAGATGTGCCGCTTACTAGGCGAGGAACTTTACAGTATTAATTTCGGCGTCCGTGAGGATTGCCCATTAAAGGAGATTGAGAAATGAATACATCCAATTTACAAGTATCAAAAGAACTTGAACAACAGCAATTAGCGGTAACCGCACAGTCTCACTTGATTGTTGTTGAAGATAAAGATAGCTACGATTTTGCAATGGGATTCTTAAAAAACATTAAGTCGGTTATGAAAAACATTGAAAATTACTGGAGCGACCCAAAAAAGAAAGCAAATGAAGCATGGAAAGCTATTGTAGCAAAAGAAAAAGAAATGCTTGCCCCGCTGTCAGATGCAGAGGTTGTCATAAAAAAGAAAATGACTGTTTATGCGGAAGAACAGCGCAGGATTGAAGCGGAGATTCAAGCAAAATTAGAAGTCGAGAGAAGAAAGCAAGCGGATGAACTGATGAAGCAGGCCGCGGCTGCTGAAAAGGAAGGCAATGAAATCCAAGCACAAGCGATCATGACGCTGGCAGAAGTAATCGAAACCCCACCGATATCCGCTGAAAATACAAAGCAAAGCGGCACAAGACAAATTAAACGGTTAAGAATTATAGACCAGCTTAAAGTTCCCGCATACATAGAAGGCTTTTGCTTAAGGCCTGTCGACATGCAATGTGTTTCCGATTATTACAAGCTTTCCGGAAAACTACCCGCCGGTATAGAAGAATACACAGACACGATAATTTCAGTACGATAGGAGATTGAAAAATGAACAATATGTGCATTTACGAAGATACTCGAAGTGTTCCATTAGCAGCGCAGAAAACAATAGGCGCAGGGCGGTTAAAGGGTATGACCGACATAAACCCAATGTGGAGAATCCAAAAGCTTACCGAGAAGTTTGGACCATGCGGTGTGGGTTGGGCGTATGAAATCACAGACAAGCATTTAGAAACAACCTCCGATATGGAAGTGGCTGCGTTTGTGGACATAAACCTTTATGTAAAAATTGATGGGGATTGGAGCCGAGCGATTCCCGGAACAGGCGGTAGCATGTTTGTGGCAAATGAAAAGGCCGGTCCTCATACATCGGACGAGTGTTTCAAAATGGCTTTGACCGATGCGCTAAGCGTGTCCTGCAAGGCTTTAGGCTTTGGCGCAGATGTTTACTTTGCCGGTGGAAAATCAAAATATGAAACTCCGGCTGAAGATGCTACACCAGAATCATATGCTTGCGAAAAGTGCGGTAAAGAATTTACGGCGTTTGAATACAACGGCAAGCAATATACCGCCCGTGATGCTTATGAGGGAGCCAAGCGCAAAAACAACGGAAAGGCGTTGTGTAAGGAATGCCGGAACGAGGCGTTAAATGCAGATAACACAAGCGCGGTATGAGAACGGATCGCTTATCCTATCCACAACAGATCAGGCATCGCGGCGGTTGGTATATGCCTTTAAACCCGGAGAATATGAGTTAACCAAAGTAACAAAAAAACGAAGTCTTGACGCTAATTCCTACTGCTGGATATTGTGCACGCTTATTGCTTCTGCTGTTGGGATCACCAAAGAAGAAGTATATCGGGGAGCAATCCAAGAAGGCAATCAATACACCCAGTTAGAATTAGCGCCTGACGCGCTGGAAGCGTTCCAAAGGATATGGGGCAGCAAAGGTATAGGGTGGACAATCCAAGCCGTAGACGATACACCAGAGGGAAACAAATTAGTATTCGCTTATTATGGATCGTCTGCCTATGACACAAAGCAAATGTCGGAGCTGATTGACAATCTGGTGCAGGATGCGAAAGCCCTAGACATCGATGTATTAAGCGATAGGGAATTGTCCCTGCTGAAGGAGGAATGGCATGGATAGCATTTTACAAACCTCCAAGGAGTGTTACATAACCGGTGCAACCACCCAGCTCCATCGTCATCATTGTTACGGAGGCGGCAGAAGAAAGATAAGTGAAGAAAACGGTTTCTGGATTTGGCTAAGGGCAGATTACCACAATATGTCTAATCACGGGGTGCATTTTGACCATCAATTGGACTTGCTGATTAAACAGGACTGTCAGAGAAAATATGAGGAAACTCACACGCGAGAGGACTTTATAAGGCTGATCGGTAAAAATTATTTGGAGGATTGAGAATGAATAATTGTACATTGATGGGCAGATTAACCGCTGAACCTGAGTTGCGGCGCACGCAAGCGAATACGCCAGTTATGTCATTCACAATAGCGGCAAATCGCAGGGGCAGGGATGCGGGGACAGATTTTATCCCCTGTGTAGCATGGGAAAAGACAGCGGAGTTTATAACGCAGTGGTTTCATAAAGGCTCAATGATTGCCGTTACAGGTGCATTACAATCCCGCACATATGAAAAGGATGGCAAGAAACATACCGTTATTGAACTTGTGGTAAGGGAAGCAGATTTCACAGGGGAGAAAAAAGAAGAATCTACCGGCGTATATGTAAATCCCAGCGAAGCATTTGACGAGGTGGACGATGACGGTTCTTTACCCTTTTAAGGAGGGCATATGAAAATTATTGATTACATCGGCACCGGCAAGGATAACGCAATCACACGCCGCTCTTTATGCATTCTAACCGGCTTATCCGATAGAAAGGTTAGACGGCTTATAGAAGATGCGCGACACGATGGGAACATAATCATCAATGACCAGACAGGCGGGGGATATTATCCCCCTTCCTCGGTCGATGAAATTGAGCGGCAGTACCGTCAAAACGATCACCGGGCTAAATCTATACTGCATTATCAAAAGCCGCTGAGAAAGGCGTTAAAGGAAGCTGGGAGGTTGTAAATGGCAGATGTGAAGTGGATCAAAATTGTAACGGACATATTCGATGATGAAAAAATCTTGCTCATTGAAACCTTGCCGGACGCAGATAGCATCATTGTAATCTGGTTCAAGCTGCTCTGTCTTGCAGGGAAAACCAACAATAGCGGGGTGTTCATTTTCAACGGAATACCGTATACAGATTCCATGCTATCAACCATATTCCGGCGAAAAGAAAGCACCGTCAAGCTGGCTTTGCAAACATTTGAACAGTTTGGGATGATCGAGATTTTCAACAACACCATAACCATTCCTAACTGGGGAAAGCACCAAAGCCTTGATAAAATAGAGGCTAAAAATCAGTACATGAAAGACTATATGCAAGAGTATCGGGAGAAGCAAAAGGCGCTTGCAGATGGTAAAGCTAACCGTAAAGCTAACAGTAAATCTAACCGTAAAGCTAATGTTAGCTCACTAGAACTAGAACTAGAACTAGAACTAGAAGAAGAACTAGAACTAGAACTAGAAGAAGAATTAGACTTAGATAAGAAAGAGAAAGTGGCGCACTCGCACAGCGAATACGGCTGGGTAAAGTTAACGGACGAGCAGTACGAGCGATTAAAAACAGAGCTTGGTGAATCAGAGTTAACCCGGTGCATTGAATACGTTGACCAATCAGCACAGTCTACCGGCAATAAAAACAAATGGAAAGACTGGAATCTTGTTATTCGGAAATGCAGCAGGGATGGATGGGGTAAGCGCAGAGATGTTAAAGCGCCTAAAAAATCCTTTGCTGAAATCGTTGCGGAAAGGAGCAACAAATGACCATCGAGCAGACATCTGAAGTCGTGGACATCTTAACGCAAAACTATCAGCAATACTTCAAAGACAAAACGGACGATGAAAAATATCAAATCGCCATGATGTGGGCAACGATGTTTTTGGACGAGCCTGTCGAGCTTGTATTGGCTGGGGTAAAGCGCATGATTGCAACCGATACAAAGGGATATTCTCCTGTGGTTGGTCAGGTTAAAGAAAACATATACAAGTTGACACATCCGCACGAAATGACGGAAGAAGAAGCCTGGGCAATGGTACGCAAGGCAATTCGGCACACCGGAGCAGCAGAAGAGTTTGCACAGCTTCCCGAAGTATTGCAACGGCTTGTAGGCAATCCGACACAACTGCGAGAATGGGCGGTAATGGAAGAGGGCATAGTCAATTCTGTCGTATCGTCAAACTTCAAACGATCATACCGGGAAATTAGAGCAGAGATCAAAGAGTATGAAAAGTTACCGAGTGATGTGAAGCAGATCACAGACAGGCTTGCAGCTCAAATGTTGCAAGGAAGCCAAGCTAAAAAGCTGCTGGGAGGGAATGAATGATGAAAAGAGAAGAAATCTTATCCTTTGCTGAGGAGTTGGGAAAAGCACTCAATAAATTAGTAAGCGACCAAGAAACATATTGCAAACACTGCACTAAAAAACACTTGCAGAAAGCGGCCACAGGCAAGCCAAAGGTGGAAGAATGATTCACTTGGTTGTGTACGGCGATCCTGTAGCCCAAGGCCGGCCGCGCTTTTCCACTCGTGGCGGTTTTGTTAGAGCCTACGATCCCACCAAAAGCCGCGATTACAAGGACTACATAAGACTTGCGGCAGTAGAGCAGATGCATGGCAATCCCCCGCTTGAAGGGGCGCTGGGGCTGTCTGTGAGGGTATACAGGGGCATATCTAAGAGCATGAGCCAAAAGAAAGCTGCGCTTGCTGAAAATGGGGAGATCAGGCCGATTACTAAGCCCGATACCTCAAATTATTTAAAAATGGTAGAGGATGCATTAAACGGCATTGTATGGCGGGATGACAGCCAAATCGTGGCCTACAAAGAGCCATTTGGCAAATATTACTCAGCAACGCCGAGAATTGAGGTTGATGTAATGGAGGTGGCTGGTTGAAGATACTTGTAGCCTGTGAAGAAAGCCAAGCAGTAACAATCGAACTGCGGAAGCTGGGGCATGAAGCGTATTCGTGTGATATTGAGCCTTGCAGCGGGTGGCACCCCGAATGGCATATACAGCAAGACGTAAAACCGCTATTAGATGGCAATTGCAACTTTGAAACCGATGACGCTTCACAACATAGTATACACGGACGATGGGACATGATTTTAGGATTTCCTCCGTGTGCTTATCTTTCAAACGCCGGAGCAAAGCACTTATTTAAAGGGCGCAAGCTGAATGAAGAACGGTATCAAAAAGGGCTTGAGGCAAAGAAGTTTTTTCTATCTCTCCTGAATGCCGACTGCGAAAAAATTGCTATTGAGAATCCTGTGTCTAGTTCCGTTTTTGATATGCCGCCACACACTCAAGAAATACAGCCCTTTATGTTTGGACATCCGGTTCAAAAGAAAACGCGTTTGTGGTTGAAAGGTTTACCTCTGCTACGACCAACAAAGATGGTTGCGCAACAAAACAACTGCCACGAATCAGATACATGGTTTACCCACGGGGGGTATGGCAGACAGAAAAACCGCGCAAAGACTTTCCCCGGTATAGCTCGCGCAATGGCTGAACAATGGGCCGGTGAAGCACAACACGGCATATGCCGTAAGGAGGGTAATCATGAATGACATTGAAGTTGATCTTGTCATAGCTAATGCAGAGATTGAGCAGCTACGGGCAGAGGTTGCAATGTTGCGGGAGGCCAATAAATGCGAATACTCAATTCATACGCCATCAGAAGAAGGCTATCCTGACGTAGAAGGAAGGTTTTATCAGTGCAGTTGCGGCGCTGACTATATTGACATTGAGCAATCAGAAGAATGGGAATTCTGCCCGCATTGCGGCAAGGAAATCTTTAGCCGAGAAACGTTGCTTTGTACTGAGTGCGAGAGCGCAGAGTGGGACGGGGATTGCAATTACTGTAACAACGAAAATGGCAAAAATTTCGGTGAAATAATTGACAATATGGATTTTCGAGGCTGCACCCATTGGCGGTCACTCCCAAGTACGCCGGAGTAGAAAGGATGAATGAGCCGATGAACGCTGAAGAGATTGTAAGAGCATTAAGGTACGAGCAGGAAACACATAAGCGCGACATAGTTTCGACCTGCGGTACAAATATTTCTGCAATGTGCAAAGATAGCGCTGATTGCATCGAATCCTTGCCCACCGAAATAGACCGCATGACCGCCAGAGCAGATAAAGCAGAAGCAGAACTTGCGGAGGCGGTGGAGGTACTTTGCAGGATATGCCAAGTGACAAGAAAAGCTGCACTAGATGCCGGATGGCAAAGCACGTGTAACGGGCGCTCATGCTTTAATTGTGGATGGCGCGGCAGAAGGGAGAAATAGGACATGAAAGCATATGAGCTGATAAACAAGATCAAAGGCACAGATGCATCATGCGAAACTATTTTAAACTGGATGGTAATGAATAAAATCTGCCCTCTTGACGTTGGTGAAGAACTGGAAGAAGGGATTCAACCTAAACTAGATATACTTGCGGGAGAGCATTGCAGAGATCATTCAGATTGTGGGCGAGAGTGCTATGAAAGCTTTTTGTCTATGGATGTTGAAACCACACAGGACGAGGAGGGAGAAATAGGATGGACAGATTGACACATGATGATTGCTATGAAGAACTCAGTAACGAGCCGATGTTTTCAAAAGCGATTCGTAAGCTAAAAGAATATGAGGACGCAGAAGAAGCGGGGTTGCTGGTGCGGTTGCCGTGCAAGGAGGGAACACTTGTATACGGTCTCGCATATGGGCAATGTTTTAAATGCGCAACAACAGACTATCAAACATATATATCCTGCAAGGCTCCCGCTGATAGCTACTGCGTTAAATCGCATGTCGTTGAAATACCGTTCGAGTATGAAATGAATGATAAGATGGGCAAAACCGTATTTCTTACACCAGAAGCTGCCGAAGCTGCGCTGGCAAAGGAGGTAGATCATGAATAAACTGCGTTATTACTGGTTTGCAATTCGCTGGCTTTGCTCATACTGGACTTGGGCAGACAGCCCGCACAGGTACGAGATAATGAATGTTGCATAGGAAATCCATGAACGGGAAAGGGGCAGATCATGAGCGATAAAATTGAAAGAGGATTGATACTTTTTGCATTAGCTCTTTTTACACTTGGAAGTATTTTGTCTATTTGCGGTATTGTTTCTTCTCAACCGGTTTTGCTTGGTATTGCTATTATCATACTTCAAGTTTCGAGATTGGAGGGCAGATCATGAACAAGACTGAAAGAGCCGTGAAAAGCGCTGAGTCACGACTGGAAAACGCCAAGTACCAGCTTTTTGCATCAGGTGGAAATGCTGACACGTTGGAGAAAAAGCTGCGGCAAATTGCAATCGCAGAAGTAACGCTTGAAGCCCTGCAAGAGAAGCAGGAACGGGATAGCCCAAAGCCGCTGACGCTGGATGAATTGAGAGAACGGAACGGGAAGCCGGTATGGTGTGAATATATCAACATGCAAGGAGAGCGCCGAAACGGGGTATGGTGCATTTGCCGCGTAATTTATGGAAATATTCAGCCAATGAATGGTTATGCGGTTGGACATACCAACACATCTACACTTTGTTACAGTAAGACATGGCTTGCATATGATTTTGAGCCAAAGGAGGGGGCAGAATGAGTACCACAAAAGAACTGCTTGCATTTATGGAAACCGTTGAAATCAACATGAAACACTTTCAAGCAAATGATACGTTCCGTGCTATGGCGGCAGAGATAGCCGAGATAATCAAGCGGGATGGGGAAAGGGAGGACAAGGAATGAGGCTAATTGATGCTGATGTGTTAGAACAAAAAGCACTGAAAGAACCGGATATTGTTTTATGCGGAGAAGAGTATATCAGTGTTTTCTCAATCCATAATGCCACAACTGTTGATGCTGCGCCGGTGGTGAATGGGGAGTGGATTTTTAGGTCTATTTTTGGTGAAGATCCATACGAGTGTAGTGTTTGCGGAAATAGCGTAAATGTACATGGCTATTCATATTGTCCACATTGTAGCGCAAAGATGGACAAGGAGGACAAGCATAATGGATGAAATGTGGATCGAGGAAATATGCAAATGGTGCAAACATAAGGCGGTAAACGGAGGATGCCCATTAACCGTTTGTGCATATCCACATGTACGGGAAAAATATTTAGATGGTCTACACAGTAAAAAAAGCATCAAGGGCGTTTCGCCTGATGAGCCAACTAAAACAACTCGCAGAAGCGTATTGGAGCAAGCCATACAATGTGTCTGCACAGACCGAGAGCAACAGCACGGATCGCCTGAAGATAACTTTGGGTTTATCTCAAGGCTATGGGATCTATATATTAATTACCGATTCGAAAATGGAGGGGATATAACCGCCCACGATGTAGCTGTGATGATGTCCTTGTTCAAGATCGGACGAATTGCAAGCGGCAGGTTTAAAAAGGATTCGTATGTCGATGGATGCGGATACCTTGCGTGCGCGGGTGAGATTGCGCTGAAGGAGGGAAGCAATGAAAAAAAGTAAAGCCGTAATTTGCGAGATCGTATTTTTGGTAGCAGCGTTCGGAATATATGCGCTTGTGTGGTTTTTACCGGAAAACGCGTCTAACTTACTTTTCCGTTCAATAATTCCGGCCTTGTTGATAAACGAATATGGAACAAGATTTTATCGCTGGATTAGGGAGGACAAGCAATGATACATCTGGTAGATGATTATTACATCCAAGTCACAGACAAATGTTACATATCGGGCCGATGCAAAAGCAGAACGAGAAAATCCGGCAAACAAGATTTAGCATTCATTCACCCTCACTACCATCATGATATGGTGCACGCCGTTGCAGGAGCGTGTGAAGCGGCTAAAAAGGACAAGCTGTCAAATATGACCTGCGAATTAAAAGAGGCTGTAATCGCGTTAAAACAGACTCAAACACAGTTTGAAGATGTGCTTATGAAAACTTTAGGGGAGGCGGGGAAATGATTTTCTTTACGGCAATCGGTTTCGCAACATGCGTCGCACTTGTGGGCGCTATCATAGTGGTACTTTTTGCACTTGCTAAAGACTACTTAGCAAAGCTTAAATACAGAAAAGCAATGAAGCATAGATTCGATAAGCCACCATTAGCAAAGTGCTACTGCATTGATTGTAAGTCTTACTCATACAAAGGAGACTGTCGGGCGCATACGGGGTGGATGGTTGCGGATAATTGGTTTTGCTGGTGTGCAGATCCGCTAGAACGCTGAAAGGAGAGGGGAAATGAGGGATATTTTATTCAGAGGAAGGCGAAAGGATAACGGGGAATGGGTAGAAGGGTTCTATGCCATTAAGGGCGCAGGTACGGAATATGAAAAACACGTTATTTGCGTCAGCACCTTCACTCCCAACGGATATCCGTTTTACCTGACCGATTATGAGGTTGACCCTTCCACCGTTGGGCAGGATACCGGACTAAAGGACAAGACGGGCAAAAGGATTTGGGAGGGGGATATTGTAAAATGGGGGCATGTCGCCGGATATCTAGAAACCCCGGTCAGGATTGCAGCGGTAAAAATAAACCCAGATATTAAGTTTATTACTTTCATCGGGGCCGTAGTGCGAGTGATTCATTATGGATGCTTTGTATATGCTGGCGTAACAGATGAAGCTTT